CTGCAGAAGCTGATCCATGTCGGCTGCCGCGAGCTGGGGATCGATGCCGACACCCGGCGCGATCTGCAGCTGGTGGCGACCGGCAAGGCGTCCATGTCCGAGATGACGGAGGCGGACCTGGCGGCGGTGGTCGATGCGCTGAAGGCGCGCGGCTTCCAGCCCCACGCGGGCAAGGGCGCGCCCCGACGCTACCCGCTTGCCCCGCGCGCCGACCTGCGGCTGGTGCATGCCCTGTGGGGCGCGCTGGGGCGTGCGGGCAAGCTCGGCACGCCCGGCCGGGCGGGTCTGAACGCCTTCGTCCGGCGGCGGTTCGGCGATGTCTGGGGATCGGTGCCCGCGGACATCGACATGCTGCGCGAGGCCGACCAGATCGCCGCCGTGATCGAGGCCCTGAAATCATGGTGCGCCCGCGAGGGTGTGCCGTTCGACGGGCGCTGAACCATGCCGCCCCGCCCCAGTGTCAGCGACCACGCCGTCGTCCGCTACATGGAGCGGGTGATGGGTCTGGACATCGACGCCGTGCGCGCCCGCATCGCCGCCGAGACCGAGGCGGCGGTGGCGCTGGGGGCCTGCGGGTTGAAGAAGGACGGCTTCACGTATCGGCTGGACGGCGAGGTCGTGGTTACCGTCTACCGCACGCACAACGACCCGCGGCAGGTGTGCGATGACTGAATGGTTCGGACTTGCGGCGGAACTGGTCGATCTGATCGGCGAACCCGCGACGTTGAAACTGCTGGCGGCGCGGGGCGGCACCGAGATCACGATCCCCCAACGGATCGACGGCAGCCAGCTGGCGGGGATCGTCGGGCGCGATGCCGCCGCGCGCATGGCCGAGCATTTCGGGGCGGGCAAGCTGGTGCTGCCGACCGGCTCCGCGCGCGGGGCCGGTGGGCGGCGGGCCGAGGCGATGCGGCTGCTGCGCCGGGGTCACTCCCTGCGCGAGGTGGCGCTAGCCTGCGGCCTGCACACCCGCACGATCACGAACTACCGCCGCCAGCTGCGCGCCGACGACGACGCGCGGCAGGCGCGGTGGGAGTTCTGACGTCCGGTGCGCCCATTTGCCTTGACCCGGGCTCGCGAGTTGCTCTCCGTCTCATCTTGGCCCATTCTCCTGAAAAAAAGCAGGTCGGCACAGCTGTCGAACCGGGGAGCATAGAGCAGATGAGCCGCGCGCAGTTTCAGATCGCTTTCGAAGGTGAGCCCTTCGATGACGGCGAAATTGACGTTCGCGATCTCGCGCCGACCCTGCTGGCATTCGGTGAACTTATCCAGGCGGCAAACAAGGCACTGAACGGCGAACGCGCCGAGGCCAAGCTGCGGGTTGCCACGACCTCTCACGGATCGTTTCAAGCATTGCTGTCAGTAGACGTCGGCTGGCTGACCGATATGCTTGATGCTGTTCATGCATCTTCTGACCGTGTTGTTGCGGCCAACCTATTGCTGGAACTGCTCATCAAGGCCGGAACGGCAGCGGGCATGTTGTGGGGGGTCATTGCTGTTGCCAAAAAGCTCAAGGGCAAGCGCCCGGAAAAAGTGCAGAGCAAGGGCGACGGCACCACGGAAATAACGATCAACGGAGATGTTTTGGTCGTAGACGACCGGACCATTCTTCTTCTCGAGGACGTTCCGACGCGCGAGGCGCTTCAGTCGATCGGTGACAAGGCTGGCCGCATCAAAGGGATGAAGGCGTTCCGGATCGGCGAAGATAGTGCGGCAGAAGAAGCGCTCCGTCTGGCGCCCGCTGACCTGTCATCCCTTAATATTCCCCCCGAGCCAGACGAACCAGAAACGGAAATTACACACCGTGAAGCCTGGTTGAAGCTCGTTTCCGTCCATTTCTCCGACGGCTATAAATGGCGCTTCACCGACGGCGGTGAGCGACCTTTTACCGCCGAGATGGAAGATACCGACTTCGCCAACAAGGTGCAGGACGGCTCGGTCACCATGAGTGCGAACGACGCGCTGCGCTGCCGGTTGCGAGAGGAGCAGTCGATTTCCTCTTCGAACCTCACCAAGGCCATCTACGTCGAGGAAGTGCTGGATCACAGACCCGGCGCAAAGCAGTTGAAGCTGCTGTAGTCGCCCACTTGACAGCTGCACCTCTGCTCGCGCAGCCTGCCGCATCCCCCTGATCTCCCGCCCCCCCCGAAAACCGTCTAGGGCGCATCGCCCCCCGCGCGCATGGCACGCTACCCCCGAACGAACAGGGGGCGCCCCATGCGCATGCTTGACGAAATCACCATCCACGGGTCGGTCACGGCGCCGGACTGGATGGCGGGCCGGCCGCTGGCCGAAAAGGTCGCCGAGATCCGGCGCTGGCACCTGAGCCGCGGGTTCAACGACATCGGCTATCATTTCGTCGTCGACCGGGACGGCGCGGTGGCGGCCGGGCGCGCGGTCGAACGGCTCGGCGCGGGCGTCGCAGGCCAGAACACCGGCAAAATCCACATCTGCCTGCTGGGCGGGCGCGGCGGTGTCGGCGACGACGTGTTCGAGACCCACTACACGGCCAGCCAGAACGGCGCGCTCCGCGAGTTGATCGACGATCTGCAGGACGATTTCGGGCCGCTCGCGGTGCGCGGGCACAATGACCACGCCGCTACGGCCTGCCCGCAGTTCGACGTGGCGACGTGGCTGTCCGAGTTCGAGACAGCGCGTGTCACCGCACCCGTCCCCGCGGACCCGTTCGCCACACCGCGCTGGCTGCGGCACATCGCGGGGTGGTTGTTCCGGTGACGCTCGATCTCGATACATTTCTGCGCATCGCCACGTTCGTCATGTCCGTGGGCGCAATGGTCGCCGCCTGGATCGCCACGCGCCGCAAGGACGTGGAGCGCAGCTTCAGCACGGTCGACCAGCGGCTGGAAAGCCAGCGGGCGCGCACCGACGCGCTGGAGGCCCGCGCCTCGCGCCTGGAGCAGACGGTCGAGCACATGCCCGGCCGGGCCGAGCTGCACCGGCTGGAGCTTGGCCTGTCCGAGATCAGCGGGACGCTGCAGGCGATGACCGCCAGCATGAAGGGACAGGAGGCGATCATGGCCCGGCTGGAAGCCATCGTGAGCCGTCACGAGGACCACCTTCTTGGAGACCGCCGATGAGCTACCACGACACCGTCCGCAAACACCGCCGCCTGGCGATCCTGCGTCACCTCGAACAGTGCGGCGAATACACCAGCAACGCGTCGATCTTGACCGACGTGCTGGCGGGGGTCGGCGTGCATTCCACCCGCGCGCAGGTCACGACGGAGCTGATCTGGCTGCAGGACAGCGGCTTCGTGCGGCTGACCGATCACGGCGAATTCGTCGTGGCGACGGCGACCCAGGAGGGCGTCGAGGTCGCGCAGGGCCTGTCCGTGCACCCGGACATCCAGCGCCCGAGGCCGCGGGTCTGATGCCGCCGCCCCGCAAGGTGGACCTGCTGCCGCCCGAGTTGCGCGGCTGGCTGCAGGCCGAGCTGAAGGCGCGCGGCTTCGGCGATTACGAGGCGCTGGCCGACGCGCTGAACGACCGGCTGGAGGCCGAGGGGCAGGAACTGCGCATCGGCAAGTCGGCGCTGCATGCCTACGGGCAGGAATACCGCGAGTTCGCCAAGATCCAGGAGGAGGCCGCAGGCTGGGCCGAGGGCTGGCTGACCGAGAACGGGCTGGCCGGCGAGGCGCAGCGGCACAACGTGCTGTTCCAGATGGTCAGCACGCTCGCCTTCAAGCAGATGAAGGCGCAGATGGAAAAGGACGGCGACGAGATTGACCCGAAGGAGCTGCATTTCATCGGGCGGATGCTGAAGGACATCATGGCGTCCTCGGGGCTGCGCGAGAAGCTGATCGAGGAGGAGCGGAAAGCCCAGGCCAAGGCGCTCGACCGCGCGGTGGACGCGGGCGAGCTGGACGTGACGGCGGCGCAGAAGGCACGCGAGATCATGGGGTTCAAATGAGCGCGCGTCAGAACTACCGCCCCAAGGTGGGCCATCGGCAACGTCAACCCGACTGCGCTGACGAAGATTGCCACCTCGACAGGGAGATCAAGATGGCGCGTCTCGCGGACGGCGTGTTCTGCGATCCCTGCATCGCGCCGCTGGTTGCCGCACTAAACGCCGCCGGTATCCATACCGTTGCATCGTGCTGCGGGCACGGGTTCAGGCCAGGCTGGATCGCCCTGCGCGATGGGCGGCAACTGACCGTCTGCCGCAGTCTCGACGAACAACACCGTGTTGATGCGCTGTTCACGACAGACATCAACGGCGATCCGTACCCGCCTGATGATCTTGGCCCGCCAAAGGATCTCGGATGACCCACGGCCAGCCCACACGCGCGGATGACGAGGACCTGCTGAACTGGCTGGTGCTGCGCGACATGGGCTGGCCGGTATCGCTGATCGCCGCCCTGTGGCGCGTGCCGGCCGAGGACATCGCCACGGCGATGGATCGGGTCCGGATCGACGACGCGTTCGCGCACCGTCCGCAGGCGGTGGAGGTGCGCGCATGAAGCCGGTCATCCAGTTCTACCCCTACCAGAAGCGCTGGCTGCAGGACGATGCCCGGTTCAAGATCGGGATGATGTCGCGCCAGATCGGCAAGACGTTCACGACCTGCGGCGAATGCGTCGACGACTGCATCCAGGCGGAAATCGACGGCCGGCGCGCGCGCTGGGTGATCCTGTCGCGCGGCGAGCGGCAGGCCGCGGAGGCGATGGTCGAGGCGATCCAGCCCATCACGCGGGCGTTTTACGGGGCCTACAACACGCTGTTGAAGGGCGGGCAGCCCGAGTATGTAGAGGGCGAGTTCCGCGCCCCGCAGGAAAAGGGGCCTGATGCTGTCTACAAGTCGCTGGAGGTGAAATACCCCGGCGGGTCGCGCATCACCGCCCTGCCCGCCAACCCCGACACCGCGCGCGGCTTTTCGGCCAACGTGATCCTGGACGAGTTCGCCTTCCATGCGAAGTCGCGCGACATCTGGGCCGCGCTGTTCCCGGTGATCTCGAAGGGCGGGCAGAAGCTGCGCGTGATCTCGACCCCGAACGGCAAGGGCAACAAGTTCTTCGAGCTGATGACCGCCGAGGACAGCGTCTGGTCGCGCCACAGCGTCGACATCTACCAGGCGGTCGCCGAGGGCTGCCCCCGCGACGCGGACGAGCTGCGCGCCGGCATCGCCGACGAGGACGCCTGGGCGCAGGAATACGAACTGAAATGGCTGGACGAGGCATCGAGCTGGCTGGACTACGACCTGATCGCCAGCGTCGAGCACCCGTTTGCAGGACAGCCCGCGCGCTATTCCGACGGCATGTGTTTCGTCGGCGTGGACATCGCCGCGCGCAACGACCTGTTCGTGATCTGGGTGCTGGAGCTGGTCGACGGCCGGCTGATCACCCGCGAGGTCATCGCCCGCAAGCGCGCCACCTTCGCCGAACAGGACCGGCTGCTGGCCGATGTGTTCACCCGCTACCGCGTCGTGCGCTGCCAGATGGACCAGACCGGCATGGGCGAAAAGCCCGTGGAGGACGCCAAGCGCAACCACGGCGAGGCCCGCGTCGAGGGCGTGCTGTTCTCGGCCGCGTCGAAGCTGCACCTGGCGACCGGGTTGAAGGAGGCGATGCAGGACCGCGCCGTCGCCATCCCCGCCGGGGACCCGGTGCTGCGCGCCGACCTGCACGCGATCAAGTCCCGCGTCGGGCCGACCGGCATCCGCCGCCTGGTGGCCGAGGGCGAAACCGACGGGCACGCCGACCGGTTCTGGGCGCTGGCGCTGGCGGTGGGCGCGGCGGAAACGGATTACCAGCCCTTCGCCTACCGGCCCGTGCCGCGCGGCGGCGGGCGCGACACCGACCGGCCCGTGCGGACGACCGCCGGGTTCGGCGCACGGAAAGGATTGTGGTGATGCAGGAGCCCCTGGTGTTCGAGTATACGAACTGGCGTGGGGAGACCTCGGTGCGAAGGGCGTCGCCGCGCCGCCTGTGGTTCGGAAGCACGGAATGGCATCCGGATCGCCAATGGCTCCTTCATGCCTATGACCACGACAAACAGGAGCTGCGGGATTTCG